CCTTGGTTGCCAAGCCCGCCAGGTCAGCGCGGGTCGGCAGGTCCGCGACCTGGCTCGACGTCGCATACCCAGCCAGTTCAGCCTTGGTTGCCAGGCCCGCCAGGTCGGTGCGCTTGGCGTACTCGGTGAGGTCAATCTTGCCGCCCGCCGCGGCCTTAGCGACCTCGGCCTTGGTGGCCAGGCCCTCGAGGTCCGCCCTCGTCGCAAGTGGAGCGATCGCGCGCGCGATCGCTTTGTCGGTGCCCTGTTTTGTATACAGGACAGGCTTTTCTGCCATTGCTCATCCTCCGATCGTGATTGTGTCTCCGTCGCCGGAGACGACGCCGGGGATTGTCGCGGTGTCCCCGTCGTCGGAGATCTCCACACCCGGCACCGGAGACGGCGAGGGTATTGGGGTCTCCTCGCCTGAGAACACACTCTCGAGCGTGTACGCGACTCCCGGTTTGAGAGTGACGGTCGCCTCGCGCAGTGTCCGCCCTGGGATCGCCAGGCGCAGGCGCACTCGCGTCTCAGTCTTGATGTCGAGCGGCAGGGCGATCCTGCCCCTCATGTCCGCGCCCCGGCTGACAGGCCCACCTGCCAGGATCGCGGTTGTCTCCCCGCTCGCGCTCACGAGCGTCGCCGTCAGATACGCCGCGGTTTCCGGCTCCCCATCCAGACGTGTTGCGCTGCCGCTTACCGTTGTTCCCATTTCTCCGTCTCCTCCTGTGCCTGCATGGCCGTGCGCAGCAGATCATGTTCTGTGCGCGCAGCCGTCTCGATACTGGTGATGCGGGCGCCGATGTCGGCCGCATCCCTGTCCTGACGCTCAGTGATCTGCGCGAGGACCTGGCCGTGAGCGTCGAG